TTTTTTTCGTGCCAGGCGGCATACCTGCGGTTCATTTGCAAGCCTTGCGCCGGGTTCCTGACTTTGGCGTCCGTAACGTTTTTGCGCGGCCCTGCCGGCATATAGACGCTGGAACTTGTCCAGCGCATGCCGCGGGGTGGTTTGCCGCGCATTTCGTTAAGGATCTGCGCGCGCGATTTGTTTTTGTCTTTGTTCATAAACATTTTATTCGTTCCTTTCAGATAGTTAACCGTGGGGTGTCGGCGGACAGATTTCGCGCCCGTAATACTGGTTGATTGCCGCACCGTAGTACCGGCAATTATGAACTTCGACCGCTTCCCGGCGTTCGGCTTCGCGTTCTGCGGCCCGTTCGACAACAGCCTTTACGGCGACAACCGCGACGGTCATAAGCCCAATAACCAGTGCGAATTCAAGGAAGCGGCGCATTAGAATTCCCCTGCGGCGTCAAGTTCGAACTGGATCAGGCGCGTCATAACGTGCGGTTCCGTTTTCAGTGCTTTTGCGATGTCGAAAAAGCGGCTGATACTCATACGGTTAACGCCAGTTTCGTACTTTTGAAGCTGCTGATATGATACGCCGATTCGGTCTGCAAGCACTTCCTGCGTGATACCGGCGCGATCCCGAAGACGGCGTACGATCACGCCGGCGGCTTTGTCGGTTTTATTGACTGCCATTTTGCACCCCTTCTGGTGTCAGTTCTTTTTCGACCAGGCGCGTATACCCGATAATGTCGTGCCACGAATCGGCGTAGGCCGGGTCGCCGTTAAGAATGCGCCCGGTCTTATGGGCGTTCATTTCAAGGGCTTCTTTCATGTAATCGGGCAGGCTTTCCCAGTTCGGCGAATCGCGCATGGCGCGTTTTATGTTTTGTGTAATACGCGCGTGTTCTTTGAAATCGCCATACCGGTTGCCGCGTTCGGCCAGTGTTTTATCGACTTCGGCCACGTCACACCAGCCCGATTGCGGCGCAATACAGTTCCAGAAGTTCGTCTTCTTCGCGGCGTTTTTCTTCGTCCATTTTGCGAAGACGGACTATTTTCCGTACCGTTTTTGCGTCAAAGCCGGTGCCTTTGGCTTCGGCGTAAACGTCCTTAATATCCGCGCCGATCGACGTCTTTTCTTCTTCCAGTTTTTCGATCCGTTCGATAAACGCTTTCAGGCGTCCGCCGGCCACGCCGCCGACTTGCGTTTCGCCGCTGTTGTGTCCGATACCGGCCATTGTGAATTCCTTTCGTGCGGGGGTTTAAGAACGGCGGGGCGATTGCCCCGCCGGTATCGTGCTTAGGCCAAATCGTCTTCGACACCTTCGCCCAGGTCGTCGAATTCGTCTTCGGACACCGGCGTACCGCCAGCGAAGGAATCGCCATCCTTAAAGAACTGGACGCCGCGCAGGCTAGCGTTGATACGCTTACCGTACTGGTTGTCCTGCGCCCAGATTTCAACCGAACCATGGACGTAGCAGCCGGCATAGGGGCGACCGTCGGCCTGCGTAAGCGGGGACCTGTCACGATCCAGCACCATAGGCCGCGTGGCGTTCGACGCAGACAGGTACAGATTGCCTTCAAAACCGTCATAATCCGGCTTGTCGGCACCGTCACGCAGACAGACTTTACCGCCCTTTTTAGCGGCGTCGAACTGCGCTTGGCCTTTCGCGCCCCATTTGGCTTTCGCCACATCCAGCATGGCGGCTTCGATTTCCTTAACGACCGGGTTGTTCGGGTCGATCAGAAACACGGCATTAAACTTGGGTTCGGAACCGTTGACCGATTGCGGGGTAAACAGGTTCGGGAACGCAAGACGTACGTTTTTAAGTTTGACGATCATGGTAATTTCCTTTTCTATATAAGAGGTTAAACAAGGTCGCCACCGGACAGGTCGTCAAACTCATTCGCGGCGGACGATCGAATAAGCGCAGGGCGTTTATCCGTTTCCGGCGCAACGTGGGGTTTGCCTTCGTTCTGCGTAACCAGCTTTTGAAGGCGCAACCAACGCCGCGGGGAATCTTTCAGCAGTTTTTCTAGCCTGCGTGGGCGAAATAACCGACATAGAATACATTTCTTCCTGTTTCAGACGCATGGATTTCTAGGACGTCTTCGGCTTCGTGGCTATCCGTCCAGGCGCGCGCACCGCGCTTGCCTTCAACCAGCTTGAAGCCGGGGACGGTTTTACCGGCGAACATTTCGGCTTCGACACGCGCGCGAACAGCTTTGCACCAGTCTTCGATCAGTGGAATGGCCTGCATATAACGGGACAAGGCGTCCAAAGTGACCATACCCATACCTTTAACCGATTTTTCGACCGATTCCTTTTCGTCCCCGTCGTCCACGGCGTCGAAGTCGTCGATCACGGTCGACATGACCGCACCGGTTAGGGCCGGGCAGTGTGCTTTCGCGCGGCAAAAGCGGCATTGCTTATCGCCGGGGGTTAGGTTCAGGCGCGCGGCGTCGTTCGTTTCGTTAAAGACGACAAGGTTCGCGTGGGCCAGTTGCGCGGCTTCGTGCAGTTTTTCGACAAACGCCTGGATTTCGTCAACGGTGTATTCGACTTCGGGATGATGGCCGACGCGGATCTGGTGGATCGCCACGTAAATTTTACGTACGACTGCGCCAACAAGTTCGTAGGCCGACAGGACGCCGGCGGCGTAAGTCATGGTCTGTTCGTTGTCTTCGGCGTCGACCTTGACGCCCATACCGTATTTCAGGTCTTCTACCGACAGGATCAGCGACCCGTCGTTGAATTCAACTTCGATAATGATATCCGCCGTACCAAACTGGTTCGGGATACCGACGACGGCTGAAAAATCGACCTTCTGTTCGACCAGCAACGTAACCTTTTTGACGTCGGGCAGCATTTCGAATTCGGCCACCCGTTCGCGGATACGGTCGACGTACCGCTGGACGTGATCGACCATATCGGCGTTAATTTTCCACGTCACCGCAACGCCGTTTTCCATCCAGCGCAGGGTTTCGCCTAACATTTCGTTGGCCGACGCGACAGTGCCGGTCAGCACCATTTCAGAAAATTTATGCGCGGCGGTGCCTTCGATCGCGTAGCCGCTGGTTTTGTCAGGGCATACCGATTCCATAGCTACCGAACCGGGGCAACGGACGTAGCGGTGCGCTTTGGACGGACTGAAAATCGAATGGCCGTTATTCTGCGTTTGCATTGTTCATAATCCTTTTATAGTGGTCGGCCGGCTGCATGAAGCGTTGGGCGGAAACGTCGTCTTTCATGGCGCGCGCGTCTGCGGCCAGTTGTTCGTAGCGGTGGGCGATCTGTTCAGCGGTGCCGCGAATAACGTGTTCCCCGGTGCGGGAAACGAAGTGGTTTTGTCTACGGTATTCGCTGCGACGGCCCATATTAAAATCCCCTGTCTTTTGTTTATGGTAGGCCTTTTCGCGCCATGCCCAGGGCGTCGGCTTTTAGGCCAGCGATTCGTCGTTCAGGATCGCGTCAACAGCCGCGATATATTCGGCGTACTGTTCCGGTTTGAGATCCTGCGCGGACTTGACGCCTTTGCCGAACTTGGCCAGCGTTTCGACCACGGTATCGCGGCCCTTGGCCTTGACCAGTTCCAACGTTTTCGCCTTGACGTCGTCGTAGGGAATGCCGGTGGGTTCGTCAGCCTTTTCTTCGGTTTTTTCAGTCGGCTTCGATTCGGCTTTCTTCGTAGCCGCTTTCGCAGGGGCTTCGGCCTTCGCGGTGGGCGCAGCCGCACCAGTGCCGCCGGCGGCGAACTGTTGCAGGGCGACGGTCAATTCCTTGACCGCGGCGGTATTTTCTTCGATAACTTTTTCGAGGGACATTGTATTTCCTTTCAGGTTGTATCGTTCAAAATCGTTCAGGCGATTTGCCTGTTCTATAGTTTTCGTTTTTGCACCTTTACGTTGGGTTTGTCAACGGGGCCAAATAAAAATTGTAGCAGAAAAATTTTTATACGTCCGCAACGCCAACAAAACCGCGCCTTGCAAGCCTTATAAAAATATTTTGCACGTAAAAACAGAAAATGACGGCTTGCCCGTATAGGTTTAGTTTGGTATCCATGTTTGAAAATCACAATACCGAAAGGGGCAGGCGCATGGGTATTCGCACTTACAAACAAAACGAAATCAGTGTGGGCGACGTGGTGGGTTTTTACGACCGCGCGCACCCGACTATGGGACAGGCCGTCGAAGTGATCGGGCGCGTTGGTAAAGACGCGCGCGGCCTGTACGCCGGTACCCGTTATCTGCCTATGGACGGTATTGTAAAATACGTTGCCGTGGGGGATTAAATGCAGCGCGCCGGGGTAACATATCACGTCGAATCGGACGACGGCGGCTTGTTTGACAAATCGGCCTTCGTTATGGGCGCGCTGATCGACGGCGTCTGGACGATCCTTGCAGCCGACACGGCGGCGAACGACAATAGCCCGATTCGGATCAATTACGGACTGGGGCGGGATTTCACGTAATGCCTATACTTGTCGCCTACGAAGAAAGCCAGAAAGTATGCGCGGCATTGCGCGCACTGGGCTATGAAGCCTACTCCAACGACACCGAACCGACGCGCGGCAATCCCGCGTGGCATATACGCGGGGACGCGCTGGACGTCATGTACGACCGGCGTTACGGCTGGACTGGTATGGTCGCGCACCCCGTTTGCACGTTCATGGCGAACAGCGGGGCCAAACACCTGTACGTCGACGGTAAAAAGCTGAACGGCGAAAATCCGGCGCGCTGGTTTCGCATGCGGCAAGCCGCCGAAGAATTCAAAATGGTTCTGGACGCGCCGATCCCTGAAATAATCGCAGAAAACCCGGTTATGCTAGGCTACGCCCAGGAATTTGTCGGACGCGGCCCCGATCAGATTGTGCAGCCGTGGCATTTCGGCCATAAGGAAATGAAGGCAACCGGCTTCTGGTTTAGCGGGGGGGGGACGAACCATGCCCCTGCTGAAACCGACGAATATCGTCGGGCCACCACCGACAGATCCAGTCGAAAAGAAAAAATGGGAAACGTGCCACCGGTGCGCGCCGTCGGATACGCGGCAGCGCGACCGGGCCGAAACGAAACAAGGGATCGCCAACGCGATCGCAGAACAGTTAGGGCCGTATCTGGACCGGTTTGATATGAGGGGCTACGCATGACACAACGTTGGGGCGCGACAACGGCGGACTGGAAACTTTTTGAACGGCTTGGCCTTACGGGCGACCTTCTGCCCGTCGTGTCGAATCAGGGCGCGCCTATTGCGCCGGCCAGTTCCATGAAAGCGATCGGCAAGACGCCGTCGCATTATAACGACCGTGGCCAGGTTATCGGTATCGGCAAATGGACGGAACGCACGACACACCCGAAAATGCTGGACGCGTGGGCCGCGGAACCTGATTACGGCATTTGCCTTCAAACCCGCATTGTGCGCGCGCTGGATATCGACGTAGCCGACGTCCGACAAGTCCGAACGAATCGCCCGTTTTATCGTTGAATGGCTTGACCGCGACCTTCCCTGCCGCTGGCGTGAAAAGTCGGGCAAATGCCTTCTGGCTTTCCGCCTGCCCGGCATGTTCGGCAAGCGCGTCGTCAAAGTCGACGGCGGTATCGTCGAATTCTTAGCCCACGGCCAGCAGTTTATCGTCCGCCGGTACACACCCGTCGGGGTCGCGTTATGAATGGACGTGGCCGCTGGATACACCGGCCTTCCCCGAACTGACGACCGAAGCCTTCGAAGACTTGTGGTTCGCACTTTGCGAAGAATTTGCCACCGAAACACCGGCGTCGCGCGGTGTTCGTGATTATGAATATAACGGCGAACGCGCCGACGACGTGTCGAAATTCCTTGTCGAAAAGGGCTTCGCTTATGGCGAAGGCCGGGACGGTCAGGTATTTATCGAATGCCCGTTCGTCGACGGCCATTCGACCGAAGACAACGGCACGTCGACAGCGTATTTCCCCGCAGGGTCGGGCGGCTACGACCGGGGGCATTTCGTTTGCCTGCATGCGTCCTGCGCCGCGCGCACCGATACCGAATTCCTTGACGCCTACGGCCTGCGCGCCGCCGATTTCGAATGCGTCGAAGTGACCGCCGAAGAAGCTGCGACCGAAGCTCCGCGCTTTGACGTCGACAAACACGGCAGGCCGAAGGCCACGCTTTACAATATGCGCCTTGCACTGGAACGCCCTGATATTTGCGGGTGCCGTCCGAAGTACGACCAGTTCCGCGACGAAATTATATTTTATGACAAGGACGAACGGACGTGGAAACGCGAAGCCGACGAACTGTTTATCGAAATGCGTATGCGGCTGGAATCCGTCCACCAATTTTTGCCGATCGGGCGCGAAATGATCCGCGACGCCGTGCTTTGGGTTGCCAAAAAGAACCGCGTCGACACCGCCGTCGAATGGTTGCGCGCGCAGGAATGGGACGGCGTCGAACGTATCGAACGCTTCCTGCCGGATTATCTGGGCTGCGAAGACAACGCCTATACGCGCGCCGTGTCGCTGTACCTTTGGACGGGTCTTGCCGGGCGCGTCATGGAACCGGGGCTTAAAGCCGACATGATACCGGTCTTGAAATCGCCCGAAGGCTACCGGAAATCGGCGGCTATCGAAGCGATTGCGCCGACGCCGGATGAATTCGTGGAAATAGACTTTTCGGAACGGGTACGCAGACCTTGCGCGCAAAATGCGGGGGAAACTGGTTGCCGAAGTCGCCGAACTGCGGGGGTTACGGACGCGCGAAATGGAAAGTATCCTGGCGTTCGTAACCCGCCGGTTCGAAGAATGGATCCCCAAATACAGGGAATTTTCGATCAGCTTTCCGCGCCGTCTTATGTTTATTGCGACGACGAACGAAGACGAATTCCTTGACGGCGCGCGTCAGCACCGGCGTTGGTTGCCGGTCGTTGTCCAGCGTAATGCCGATACCGTGCTGATTACGCGCGACCGCAAACAGCTTTGGGCCGAAGCGCGCATGCGTTTTGAAGCCGACGGGCTGCTGTTCGCCAAAGCCGAAAAACTGGGCGCGCTGCACCGGGAAGAATTCCGCATACGCGACGTCTGGGAAGATCTTATCGCGGAATGGCTGCATACCCCCGACGATATGGACGAAAAGCGCGCCAAGCCGTCAGACGCGGCCCAGATCCACCTTGTCGACGTGGCGCGGTTCGCCTTGGGCCTTGACCCTAAGAACCTGAAACGCGGTGACGAAATCAAAATCGCCAACGCCCTGAAAGCGGTCGGCTACGAATCGAAGCGCGTCTGGGATCCCGTCGAAGGCCGGCAAATGCGGGTATGGGAAAAGAAAAACGCCGCCGGATAAGGGCGGCGTTTCGAAGACTGGTGAAAACCCATACTAGGCCAGCGGCGCGTTTTCTTCCAGCAATTTTTTAACCAGCTTTTCCACGGTGCCGGGGATACGGCGTTCGCCGTTTTCATAGGCGCGCACCGCACGGCCTGAATTCAGGCCCAGGGTGTTCGCCATTTCGGCTTGCGTCTTGTCAAGGGCGGCGCGCGCGCCGCGCAGTTCAGCGGGGGTCATAATCTGGTTTCCCTGCGCTAAGACCATGCGTGTTTATAAGTTCGACAAGGCGATCGCCAATCTGGTCGGTAACGGTTTTGTCGATACCCTGCGTCGTGCCGATAAGCATGATCTGGTACCGGGGTGCGCCTGTTGTGTCGGTAAGCATTACACCCCCGCCCACGACGCTGCTGTAGGGTACTCTTTTCGCTTTAAGTTTCATATTCCAGCCTTTCCGGTTGTCAGCATTCGTTTAATGGTGGCGCGCACGGCAATACCGATCAGGCGGCTTTCTTCCAGCGTCACTTCGCGGCCCAGAACGTCTTCGACGTCCATGTCCACGGCGGAATGCACCCCTTCGATTATCGCGTCGGCCTGCGCGTCGGTCAGCGGCGCGCGGGTCATACCAGCCCGTCCCCGCCGTCGTCCACCGGCAACGGGCGGAACGTCATGTTCTGGTCGATAAAATCGACCAGCGAACCGAAAATCGTACGCGCGATTTTGAAATCGGGCGGCAGGGTCGACCAGTGCTGTTGTACCAGCTTTTGCAGTTCAGGCAGGCGCGGGTCGGAATGCGCGGGATCGGCGGGTTTCGTTGTGTTTTTAGTCATTAGTTTTTCCTTTCTTCGGTTTCTTTTTCAAGGCCAAAACGGCTTGATCGCAAATTTCAACAATGGCGCGCGCCGTAGTCAAGTCCAGCACAACTTCGCTGCCCGTTCGATCGCTACGGATTGCGCCAACAACTTGCGCGCGGTAGCCCATAATTTGCATAGCTTTATACGGCATGAATCGACCCCCGGCGTACAAGGTTAAAATAGTGCATCGGGCTTATGGCCGTCAGTTTGGCGTATTCGGGCGTCGCTTCGATATCGTCAGGCGTCCCGTAAACGTCCTTAACGGTGTTGCCGTCGGCGTCCAGGATGCAGTAATGCCAGCGGCCTTCGTAGCGATCGACGCAGACGTTTTTCATTATGTACGCCGCCGGTTTTATGCTATTCTGGCTATGCCCTTGGATCATCATGGTATGTTCCTTTCAGAAGGTCAGACGTTGGACGGTGCGGGTTGTGATGCTTCCCGCACCGTTTTTCGTTATTCGATTACCAGCCCCGTATCGAAGGCTTCCTTGACGGTCAGGTGGCCGAAGTTATCGACCAGATATTTCCAGCAGTCGCGGAACGTGCCTTCGGCCAAAACAGTGCCTTTCAGGTTTTTCAGTTGATAAGTGTGCATCGTGGTTTTTCCTTTCGCATTTATAGGCGCAACGCGCCTAGTCGTCAATATCTTTCCGACAAGAATAAAATTAGGCGCATTGCGCCGCTTTGTCAAATCATATTTGCAATTTTTTGCGAGTACGCAAAAAATTGCACGTTCTAACAGTCGAACAGTCACTTACAACCAGAAGTTCGTCTGTTGACTTTTATGCAGTTAAATCAATGGGTTATGGATTTTACAACCAGAAGTTCGTCTGTTGGCGAATACGCCTTTAATATCAAGGGTTTAGTATAGTTTACAGTCACACTAGACACTCTTTTTACTCTATAAACTATCTGGATGATATAGAATAGGGGGGCTAGGGAAGCGTACAGGGGTTTATAGTGATTTTTTGGTGTCTGTGTGACTGTAAATCGGTATAACGCTTTGTTTTTACTAGCGTATTCGCCGACAGACGAACTCTAGGTTGTTTATTAAAATTACCCATTGATTTCATTAGCAAAAATGCCAACAGTCACACTCATTTGCGAGTGCGTCTAGTGTGACTATAAACATAATAAATTAACCGTTATGCGTTTTTGTTTGCAAGCGCACGGCGCATTCGGTATTTTGATTGGCATGGACACGAAAGAAAAAAGACCAGTTGGCAGGCCGTCGTCGTACACAAGGGAACGTGGTGTTGAATTGTGCGCGTTGTTCCTTGAAGGCTGCACAATCAAGGAAATCTGCGCGCGTGACGATATGCCAGTCGTAACGACTTTCTTTCGTTGGCTGCAAGATTTTCCCGAATTTCAGCAGCTTTACGCGCACACCAAGGAATTGCAGGCCGAAATCATGGCGTCCGAAATCCAGCAAATTGCGGACGACGGCACAAACGACTGGATGGAACGCGAACTGCAAAACGGCAGAACCGTTACGGTTTTCAACCATGAACACGCGCAGCGGTCGAAGCTGCGTGTCGAAGCGCGTAAGTGGTTGTTGTCCAAAACCTTGCCGAAACGCTATGGCGATCGTATTATCCATGCAGGCGACGAAAACGCGCCCTTGGCTACGAAGGATTTGACCAACCCGGCAAACGCGCGCCAGGCTTTGGAACATTTCGTACACAATTACGCGAATCGCGTTCCCCTTACGGCGGACGGCGGCGCGGGAAAGGCTGAAAACTATGACGACCTTTGTTAGCGTTCTGCTGGTCTGCTGGCTGCTGTTCGTGGCCGGCTGCTACATTGCCGCCGGTATCGACACGGTAAAGGGCTGGTTCCGTTCACGGTATGGACACCGCGGCTGATATCACGCATAATCAGCCTGCATTTTCTTAACCTTCTGCTGAAAGGCGCACCATGAAAACCTTCGAAGAACTTGAAATTATGACCGTTCCCCAGTTGAAAGGGATCGCCCAAAGTCTGGGCGCGGACGTGCCGTCCAACATTAAGAAACCCGCGCTGGTGCAACTGGTGTACGATATCCAGCAACCCGCGCCGCCCGAAGAAAACCAGAACAACGACGCCCCCGAAGACGAATCGAAACCTGTTACGACGGACGCTGAAATCGCCGAACGCCGGCAGGTAATTCTTGAACACTTCGACGCCGAAGAACTCGAAGAAGACGGGGATAACGGCGACGGCGCGACCGTGTTCAAGGTTATGGATCTGGTCGGCGACGAAGTGGCGCGCGGTACGCTGGTCGAACTGTACGCCCTTGCTACGGCGTCCGCTGAACCGGAACCTGAAAGCGACGCCGGCTTTACCGAAACGCCGCTGGACGACGTCGACACGTCGACGCCTGCGATCAACAACGAAGACGCCGTGGGCGAAGTTCAAAAGGCTTTGAATGCGCTGGCCCCGTACGGACTGCGCTATGCGATCGACGGGTCGACGATCAAACTTAGCGCGGGTTCGCGCAGTGTGACGACCACGCTGAACCAGCCGGCGCACCGTGTCGTCAAGACCGCCGAACAGCTTTGTAATTTCCGATAACAGCCGAACGGCGGGGGCGCAGCCGTGACGCACGAAGACGAAATCCTAGCACTGAACGAAGCGTGTCGATTGTCATTCGACACCTTCGCCATGCGCGCTTTCGCTTCGGTTGAAGGGGAAGCTGCGAGATACGAATGGAACTGGCATATCGGGTGCATTGCCGAACACCTGGAAGCGGTGCGAACCGGCCAGATCAAGAAAATCATTATCAATATTCCGCCGCGGACTTTGAAGTCCTATCTGGTGTCGTCCGCTTTTCCGGCGTGGGTTCTGGGGCTGGAACCCTATTCCAAGTTCATTATGACGTCCTATTCGGCCAGCCTGGCCGAAGACCATATCGTCAATTGCAAGAATATAATCAAAGACGACTGGTACCGGCAGTGTTTCCCCGAAATGCTGATCGACCCGAAGAAGGACACGGCCAACGATTTCAAGACCACGTCGCGCGGTCGCTATTACGGTGCGGGTATTCTGGGGACGATTACCGGTAAGGGCGCGGATTACGTGCTTTGCGACGACCCGCTGAAACCGGACGAAGCGTTGTCCGATACGATTCGCGTCGAAACCAACAAAGCGATTCGGAACACGCTGTTTTCCCGCTTCAACGATCCGCGCGTCGGGCGGTTCATTCTGATTATGCAACGGCTGCACGAAGACGATCCGACGGGCCACCTGTTGAAAGACGGCGGCTACCACCTGCTGAAAATGCCAGCCGAAGCCGTTGACCGCCCGACGATTATTACCCTGGGCGAAAAGTTCTGGACGATGAAACGGGGCGACCTGTTGTTTCCTGCGCGCTTTTCGCGTGAGATTTTGGACGAAAAACGTCGGGATATGCTGGACTACAACTTCGTCGGCCAGTATTTGCAGGAACCCGTCCCGCTTTCGGGTGGGGAATTCCGCGATACGTGGATCCAGTATTACGACAAGACCGGTATCAAAGCCAAGGAAATGAACGTCTATATCCTTTGCGACGCAGCCGGCGGCGAAGACACGCAGAAAAAGAAAAAGAAAAAGTCCGACTTCACAACGTTCATGGTCGTGGGCCTGCACAACGACAACAATTACTATCTGCTGGACGCGGTACGCGACCGACTGAACCCGACAGAACGTATAGAAAAGTTGTTTGATCTGCACCGCACCTGGAACGGCCTGACCGGCAAACCCCCCAAAGTCGGCTACGAAAAATACGGGCTTATGACCGACACGCACTACATTCGGGAAAAGCAAAAGCAAACAGGCTACCGCTTCGCCATGACCGAACTGGNCGGGTCGTATGGCCAAGGAAGAACGCATACGTCGTATGATCCCCGACTTGCAGACGGGCCGCTGGTGGTTCCCTGATTCGCTGAACTATACGGATTACGAAGGCCGCACGATCGACCTTGTGCGCGAAATCGTTAAGTCCGAAATGGGAACCTTACCCCCGCGCCCGGTATGACGATATGCTTGACGCGCTGACCCGCATATACGATACTGAAATGCAAGCGGTTTTCCCGAAAATCAAGAAAAGCCGCATTGGCAACGATTACGATTCAAAGCCGCGCGAACGCCGCGGGTATTCAAGTTTTATGGACTTCTGAACATGGCTGAAAGCACTGCCGCATACCGTAATCCGACAATACACGACCGGCCCTGCGACGTTTGCAGCCAGCCCATGATCGGGATCATGCGTTGCAGCGGGATATTTGCGCCACGTACAATCTGTTTTCCATGCGGGGGCAACCCGCAACAGCCACCGCAAAGGGCAGCATAATGGCGCGCGAACCCTTGTCCGAAGGCGATATCCGCCGTACCGATTTGCCTATGCAAGCTGTTATGATCGAACGGGTTGAACGTGGTCGTCATTTTTTGGAAATCGAACGTAAAGGTCTGATAGTATCGCAAGTGCTGGTGACGAATTATACGCATTGGGATCACGCATTCGACGCGGCTATGGATAAAGCGGGGCTATAGCATGAAATCTACGAAGGAAATTGCCAAGGAATTCAAACAGCGCAAGGCTTTGACGCAGTCGCGCCTTGCTAAACAATATTCAAATACGAAGAAGTGCCAATCGTTTTACGCCGGCGATTTCATGTCGTACCGCGATACCGTGTCGTACACGAACATTCGTGGCGAAAGTAAAAAGACACTGGTCAACTTCAACAAGGTCAAGCCTTACGTCAACGCCGTCAAAGGTTTTATGGCCCAGAACCGCCGCCGTCCGAAGTACGAAGCGCGTATGGAAAACGGGCAGTTGCAGGAACTCTTTTCCGGTTATGCCAATACCGTGTCGGATTACGTGCGCGATAACGCGAACGCCGATCAGGTTGAAACGCAGCAAGACGGCGATATGCTGATTAACGGCTACGGTTGCGTCGAAACCGCGCTTTCGTACGGCGAAGGGTACGCCACGACCGAAGCCGACGGCGAAGTTATTATCGGGCGTCTTGACCCGCTTTGCGTCGGGTGGGATCCCCACGCCGCCGCCACGAATCTTCTGGATCGTCGTTGGGACTATGCGTCCAAGGAATACGACCTGGACGAAGCGAAAAAGCTGTTCAGCCGCCCCGAAGAAGACTTTCAATCCGCTGACGACAACGACGGCGACACCGAAACGAAATACGAATATTTCCCGTACGGTGGCCAGTACGATAAAATCGCGCCGCTGGAATGGACGAACAAAGACCGCAACATGGTCAAGGTCTACTTCTACCAGTGGTACGATATCGAAGAATATTACAAGGCCGCGAACCCGCTGTTCGATTTGGTGAACCCGCAGACGGTGCAGGCTGTTGACGCTTTCCTGCAAATGCTGGCGCAGGAAGTGACAGAAAGCGGCGACGAAACGTTCGACCCGCGCGCCGAAATCCTTGTGTTCAACGGCGAAACCAAAGCCAAGCTGGAAGAATATTTCGGCGATCTTTTAGGCGACGTGTTCGTATTCAAACGTAAAGTCTTTTACGAAGCCGTCATTTCAGGCGAAAGCGTGTTCAACGCCTACAAATCGGTTTCGCAGCAGGGCTACCGCCGGCAGTTCAAGACGGGCGATTACGACGCCGCGAACGGTATCTGGACGGGCATGGTCAATTCCATGATGGAACCCGTCCTGTATTACAACAAAGCCCTGGCCGAACTTATGTATACGATCGCGGCCAACTCCAAAGGTGGTGTGTTCGCCGAAGAAGGCGCGACGGACGACGTCGCCGAATTCGAAGCCAACTACAACAAAACCGACGGCGTTGTCTGGCTGAATGAAGGCGGACTGGCCAAGGTCAAAGAAAAGGCCGCACCGCATTTACCTACCGGGCTGGACAACCTTATCGGTATGACGGATAACGCGCTGCGCGACGTCAACGGCTTCGACGTCACGTTCATGGGTTCCCGCGAATTCGCCAACGATACGGCGTCCTTCCAACGGCAACGTATCAAACAGGCTATGTCGCTGCTGGCCTGCTATTTCGATTCGGCCACGCTGTACCAGAAGACGTGTGCGCGCATTCTGCTGGATCTTATGAAGGTCTTCGTTGAAAACAACCAAGGTATGGCCATTCGCGTTATCGGTGCCGAAGGGCAGGCCATGTTCCTGCAACTGCAATCGAAACAGCTTTCAGCCGAATACGACGTGTCTATCGGCGAAGCCCCGCTGACCGTTCAGGACAAACAGGAACAGGCCCAAATCCTTATCGGTATGGGCGACAAGCTGATTATGACGGATCCCCCGACGGCTAAACTATGCTACGGTATGGCGGTCGAACTTATGCCGCTGGATTTCAGCATTAAAGAACGCCTGAAAGCCACGTTCGCGCCGAAGGATCAGGAAATAAACCCGGCCTACGTCCAGCAGCTTGAACAAATGCTGGAACAACTGAAAAGCGAAGGTAGTCAGGCGCAGCTTGAAAAACTGCGCGCTGGCGCGCGTAAAGATCAAGCTTCGGCGGAAAAAATACTGGCTGAAATCCCGAACACGCAGGCCAACACCACAAAAACGATTTTGGAAAGTGAACAAAAGTCTATTGAAAACGATATCGTCAAGCGGTCTAATACAACCAACGTAAGCGTTACCATATAACCAACCCCAAAGCGAAAGGCGCACACTATGGGACTTCGTGAACAGATTAAAAAAGAAGAAGAAGAACTGAAAAAACTGGAAACCGGCGAACAAGACGACGGCGAAGGCGATCAGGACGACACCGATTCGGACACTGATACCGACGAAGGCGACGTTAAAGCCGACGCCGAAGGCGATCAGGACGACGCCGGGGCGGACGACGAACCGAAGGGCGGCAAAAAGCAGGCCGCGAAGACTGATAAGCCGGCGAAAAAAGCCGACGCCGCCAAAAAAGCCGCGGATAAGGACGCCGACGCCGAAGGCGACGACGATTCGGACGCCGAAGACGACGAAAAGGGCAAAAATCCGAACAATCTAGCCGCAAAGCTGCGTATCGAACGCAAAGAACGCATGCGTTTGCAGGAAGAAAACGAACGGCTGCGTAAAACTTCACAACCGCAGACCGCCCAACACCCCCCGGTAAAGGGCCAGCAGCAGGAAGGGGAAGGCAAGCCAGCGGAAACCGTTGAACAGCGTCTTGATCGCATGGAAAACGAAAAAGCCGCCCAGGACTTACGTACGCAGGCGATCGACGAATTCAATTCGATCGAAACGGAATACAGCAAGGCGAACCCCGATTACGAAGCGGCCAGCCAGCATGTTATCCGTTCCATGTACGGCGGTGTCAAAGCGGCCTACCCGCATTTGACGGATAAGCAGGCTTTGGGTTTTGTTCAAAATCGTATCCTGCAAATTGCGTCGGACGCCGCCAACCGCGGCCTGAACCCCGTCGAATACCTGCACCAAATGGCGTTTGATAACTACGGCTTCGATCCGTCGAAAGCCGCGCAAAACGGTGCGCCGAAGAAAACTGGCAAGGCCGACAATCTGAAAAAGATCGACCAGAACCGTAAACGTTCAGCGTCCCCGCTTGCGGGGGGTGGACAAGCGGCGTCGTCCAATGTTAGTATCAAGGAAGCCGAAGACATGGATCTTGCCACGTTCGGTCAAATGTCGGAAACTGAAATCGACGCTTTGATCCAACAGGCAGGCCAGTAAAGAAGCTAGGAACCCCCGACGTTCATCGTCGGGGAGTGCCGCCCAGGGGGCTTAAAATTCTGGCGTTTGCGGGACGTTCCCGTTTCAAATGTCGAAGCGGTCGCGCGCTCTAAAACGCAGTCGCCACCGGCGCGAATTTTCAGCCGTGCTTTGTAATGACGTTTGAAGTTTAGTCGAAACTTTGAACCCTTTTACGGAGCATTGAATCATGTCTTCAACTCAAATGACCACGTCGAACAGCTTGGCCGTCAAGCTTTTCGAAAAGAAAACGTGGATCCAGATGATGCAAAAAGCATCCCTGGGCCACCTTATGAACCGCGGTGTTGTCTACTTCCCCGAAGAACTTCTGGGTAAAGACGCGCGCGGCGATCAAGTCACGTTCCCCTATGTCGGCAAGCTGGTCAACGTACCGCTTGGCGAAGGTGGAACCCTTGACGGCAACGAAGAAGCCCTTGACCTGAACAGCCATGCAATGGCCATGAACGTTTCGCGTCTGGGCGTCCTGAACCCGAATACCGATACGATCGAACAGCAACGTACGAAGGTGAACTTTGCGAAGTCCGCCGTCGAAGTGCTGAAACGTCGTGCGGTCGAACTCATGGACACGTCCGTTTTCCACCAGTTGGCAGGCGTCGCCTATTCCGGTTCCGTCACGTTCAACGGTACGACGTACACGACCGCCGCTGAAAAGCTGCACATTCAGGGTCATAACACCCCTGTTGCGCCTACCAGCGACCGAATCGTTCGTGCCGGTGCGCGCGCCAATGACCAATCCCTGACGTCTGGCGATATCATGTCGCTGGATCTGATCGACTACGCTTTGGAAAAGAATTCCAACAGCGACCAGCCGATCGAACGTCTGGATGGTGAAACGTTCGACCTGTATCTGGCACCGGAACAAATGGTGGATCTGCAACAAAATTCGTCCGCGAAAATCAAGTGGTACGATATGCAGTTCTACAAGCTGGCCGGCAACCAGGACGACGCAACGATCGAAAAGTCGTTCAAAAACGGCATGATCTGCGCGGGTCGTTACCGCAACGTGTTCATTTACGAAGCCCCGCGCATTCCGAATGGTGTGTCGTCCGCCGATTCTTCGCTGGTCGCCAACACCAAACGCGCGGTTCTGGTCGGTCGGGACGCTATGTCCTTCGCGTCACCGTTCGGCGGTCGTCCGTCGGATACGGACGTTCCCATGAAGCTGTTTTCGCAGTTGAAAGACTACGATTACTACAAAGGCCAGGAAGCCCGTCTGCTGTACGGTATGCGTAAAATGACGCCGTCCAACAAACAGGACATTGGCGTCATGGTGATCGCTACCTACGCGGCTGAACACAGCTAATAAATGGTTTGAATTAGACGGGGCTACGGCCCCGCCTAGTTTTCCCTGAAACTCTTCTTAAAAGGAAGTCAAACATGACCACCCCTACCATCCTGTCCACCGCCGCTTCGGCGCGCGACGCCAAAGTCGATCGTTCTGGTGCCGTCCGCATGCAAAAAGCGGTCGCTACTGTTCCTGACACCACGGCTTCGGCTACCGTTATCGGTATGATCCGTTTCGACAAGGGCTTTAACCTTGCCGGTCTTGCGATCAAATCCGACGACCTGACCGCAAGTACGTCGCTTCTTCTGAACGTCGGTTACGTCTACGACGACGACACCACGTACACGAACGACGCTGACGCCTTCCTGCAATCGGCTGATATCGCCCAGGACGGCGGTTCGCTGGTCTGGCCGGTGGCCGACGGTCGCCTAACCGGTACCGGTTTTACCGCCGAAGCCCCCGGTTATATCGCTGTTACGACCGCCGCTGCTGCGACGGACGTTGCCGGCGACATTTCGTGCATTGCGACGTTCTCTTACGACGCCGCTTAATCGAAACGAAGTCGCGGGGCGCATTGTGCCGTCCCGCGACTTTTCTTAGGAAGGCGCAGCGGCATGGAAGTTAAAAACGTAAGCGTTATGATCGGGGTGCCGTCAACGGGGGGCTGGAAAGCCCGTTTCGGCGTTTGTTTGGCCATGCTTTGCGCCCAGTTGACGCAACAGCGCGTTTCCTTCGCCATAAACAGCAAGGAATCAAGCCTTCTGCCCCGCGCGCGCCAAGAATTAGTCGACGACGCCCGTAAACTGGGCTTCGATTACCTTCTTTTTCTGGACGACGACATGATTTTCCCGGCGTCGGTCTTCGACGACCTTGTCGCCCACGGTAAAACGATTGCGGCGGCGAACTGCGTCGTCCGTTCCGCGCAGCAACCACGCTTTACAGCGTCGCGCGACGGTCAATTCCTGAACAGCGCGCGCCTTACCGGTATTTCGCAGGCCGATAAAGTCGGTTCTGCCGTCATGCTGCTGGATTTGCGGAACTTCGGCAGCGATACGGGCGGTCTTTTCGAAGTGCCGTGGGACGAAGCGAAGAAAGCCTATCACGGCGAAGACTATACGTTCTGCCGCAAAATGCGGGAACAGGGCGTGGCTATTTGGATCGACCACGACTTGTCGAAGAAAATCGGGCATATCGGTAGCTTTGTTTTTGAAGCGACCGCAGCCGACGCCTATATGGCCGGCAAACAGGACACCCCTAACGCAGAAGTGGGGGCGTAGCAGGTGGCAACGTTCGGAACCCTAATCACCAAAGCGTCGACGCGCCTGAAAGACGCTAACAACACGGCGGTTTCGCGCCCGGACGTTGCCGCCACTATTAACGACGCGATTTCGCACTGGTCGGACGAACGATTCTGGTTCAACGAATTTCAGGAAACGGTAACGCTGGTTCAGAACGACCCGATCCTGCCGGCGTTGACCGTCACCCCGCTTTTTATTTTCGATAAGGGCGGTATCGTTATCGACTACGCGCAAACGCGCTGGCCGACGCGCAAGGTTTCCAGCGACGAATACGACCGAATGAACGTTGAAGGTCGGGGCATTCCCTTTGCGTGGACGTACCGCAACGATCAATACGAACTTTACTGGTATCCTGACGCCGCCTATTCAACGATCGTGCGGGGCGTTAAGGCGTACACACCCTTTGCGACGGACGGTAGCCAGGATAGCCAGTCGAACGACTTTACGAACGAAGCCGCAGACCTGATCCTGTACGAAACGCTTTCCCGTCTGTTCGGTGAATTCCGGCAGGATCCGAAAATGGAAGAATATTACGCAAATCGCGCCCTTAACGAAAAGGCAACGTTGAAAACGCGCACCCGTCGTCTTGTTGGTACCGGGCGCATTCAGGTGGAAGGATTTTAAGCCATGCCCAGTTTTACGACGAATTACAACCTTGCGAAACCGAACGTCAACAGCGCGGACGACGAAGACCTTTGGGGCGAACAGCTTAATACGAACTTCGATACAATCGACGCGAAGCTGAAAATCGCTATTCAGCAGCCGACGGCGGCGAAGACCGGCGCGTATACCGTGGTCGAAACCGATATCGGCAAAACCATTCTGGTCGACGCCACCGGTGGCGCGGTCACGATTACCCTTCTAGCCGCGGCTACCGCCGGCGACGGGTTCGCTTTGACGGTCAAGAAAGTCGACGCCAGCGCGAACGCTGTTACGGTGGACGGGGACGCAAGCGAAACGATCGACGGGGCGACCACGTACGTTCTGACCGAAGAAAACGAAGCCGTTACCGTCGAAACCGACGGGACGGACTGGTATTCGACGGCGACGCGCGTTGAAGTGCCGACGGCCAGCGACACCGTACCCGGTATTATTGAGATTGCTACGGCGGCGGAAATCGTCACCGGTACCGACACGACCCGCGCGGTTACACCTGGGCGCATGACGAACCACTGGGGCGTCGCAAAAGGCATGGCGCGCGTAACCGGCGGCGGTTCGACGACCAGCAGCAAAGGCAATATTTCGTCGGTATCACGCACCGGTTTGGGCGTGTACCGTGTCACCCTTTCGGCGGCTATGTCTGAAATTTACGCGCAAGTTTCCATGAACGCAGCTACGACGCCAATTACGAACGCCCCGACGATTCAATATCGCGTTATAAATTCTACGACGATCGACGTTCATACGGGTATATACTCAAGCGGCCCGTTTGATCCAACGGAATGGACGATCGCAGTTTACGGAACGAACACTTAATGGCCACGACCACGACCGCGCAACACGTACCGATCGACACCCTGCCAGGTGTTTGTCCGCCTACGGACAGTACGAAGGCGGCGACGCGGCATTATACGGCGGCTGATAAAATTCGTTTTGTGCGTGGCCGTCCCCAAAAACTGGGCGGCTGGAAAAAAAGTATTATGAATGGCAGCGCGATCGTCGGCTGCGCGCGTTCGATTTTCAGTGCGAATTTGAATGAAAAGATCGAAACAGCAATCGGCACCAGTAAGCGGTTTTACGCGCTTATCGGTTCGGATTTGACGAACATAACCCCCATGCAGACAACGTCGCCCACGGCAATTGCGAACAGTCTGGACACACATTACGATACGCTGGCCAACAATCCGCTTTCCGTAACGAACGGTTCGAACGAAATTGTTGTGACCGATTCCGAAGCCGCCCTGTTTGTGGCGGGGGACTTGTACGATCTTTCCGGCGCAACCAATACCGGTGGCATTCTGGCTGCTGAAATCAATAAAACCCATATTGTGCGCGCTGTTGGCGTCGGCACGATCACCGTCAAGGCCGGTACGAACGCCACCAGCACGACGACCGGGGGCGGCGCGTCGGTTGTCCGTACGTCGGGACTGGTCACGGTCAACGCTACCGCCCACGGTCAAATTAACGGTGATCGCGTCGATATCGCGGCGGCTACCGCCTTCGGCGGTATTCTGACGGGCGATATCAATATCGAACATACGATTCGGAACGTTCAGACCGATTCCTTTGACGTTATGACCGAAGGCACGGCCACGTCCAGCGTAAGCGGTGGCGGGGGCGCGTCCACGACGTACCAAACGCAGATCGCCGCAGGGCTTTGCGACGAAACCAGCGGCCAAGGCTACGGCATGAACAAATACGGCAACGGTCTATACGGTACGGCCCTTGTGTCGGCCAACGGGCGACGTTATCCGCGTATCTGGGTTTTCCGATTCCTTCGGCGAAAATATAATTACGACCCCCGGCAATAGCGGCGGCGTTTACACTTGGGACGGCACCCTGAACGGCGCGCCGGTGGCTGTAGCAGGCGCGCCGGACGACGTGAATTACCTTTTCGTAAGTGATAATATTCTGGTAACTTTTGGCGCAGGCGGGTTCAGAAACCGCATTTTGGCCAGCGATCAGGGCGATATTACGCAATGGACTGGATCGTCCGAAAACCAAGTATTCGACGATTACGTGGAAGGCGCAGGACGGCTGTGGTCGCACGTTTCCCTAAACGGCACGAACCTTATTTTCACGTCGAACCAATGCTATACGTTCCGGTATATCGGCCTACCGTTCGTCTGGGAAGTCAAGTTCAAGGATAATATCGGGCTGATCGCGCCCATGGCGCGCGTCGTTGTCAAAGGCGTTGCGTACTGGATGGGGCCGAACAATTTTTACACCTGGCGCGGCGGGAATATCGAAGTCATGGGGTCAAATTCCAGCGGCGAATCGACCATCCTGAATTATGTCTTTGGAAATATAAATCGCGGTCAGACGTCGAAATGTTTCGCGTGGTACAACAAACGCTACGACGAAATTTGGTTCCATTATGCGTCAGAAAGTTCGCACGAAGTTGACCGCGTCGCCCGGTATCACGTCACCGATAAGCATTGGACGCCGGACACGTTTGATCGACTGGCCGCTGAATATCCGAACACGAATTTGCAGTTTCCGCGGCTTATTGATTCCAACGGTAATATGTTTATCCACGAAGTCGGAAACGACGACGACGTGGACGCTATGCCGTGGACGCTTTCGACGAATTTGCGCGATTCGGGGACGGACAATCTGTTGCAGGAATCAGTCATTCCCGACAGTATTCAGACGGGCGATATCGCCGTGCAAATCACCGCTTTTTCGTACCCGCAAAGCGCGGTCGCCAAAAATTCAAAGACCGTGACGGTCACGCCAACAACGGAATACGTTCCGCTGGATATCGACGGGCGTTACCGTCAATACACGTTCAGCGGGGAAGTTCTGGGCCAGCAGTGGCTTATGGGCCAGTGGCTTGAACCCGTTCAACAAAGTTCGCCGGGGCCGTAAAATATGGCAAAGAAGCTGTTTGACTTTATCGAAAGCGAAGACCCGCGCGATCTGGCGCGGTTCTGCCGCGAAGTCGCGCGCGTACGGGAAGAAGACGTATCGGATTTTAATAATCTGCCAAATATCTTTATGCAGGGCCGAAAAGTTGGTAAAATACCGGCGTCAAGTGCGGACACGATAGATAATCGAATCGGGGACTTTAATTACGACGCGGATTACCTGTATATTTGCGTCAACGATTCAGGATCCGCCGCATGGCGACGGGTGGCGATAGGGGGTTTCTAATGGGCTTTTTCAGCAGTGTTTCAAGCGTTTTGGGCGGCGGTTCGCAGTCTAAAAGTTCGTCCAGCGAACGGTCTGGCTTCGCCTTGTTGCCGACCGAAATTCAGGACGTCTATAAAAATTACGCCAAGGATTTGAACACGCAGTTTACCGGTGGGGCTGCAAATAGCATGTTCACACCGTTGCCGCAGACGGACTTCGAAACAACGGCCTTAAACGCTATCCAGCGCGGTTTTACGCCTACCGAAGAAACGCTGCGAAGCGATATCAATATGCAAATGAACCCCTATGACGACTACGTTATCGGGGAAATAAACCGCCAAGCCGGCGGGGATTACAGCCTTTTGAAACAGGCGGCAAACGAAGCCGGCCAGTTCGGTTCGAACCGCCAAATGCTAGGCGCGAATGATATTGATATCGCCCGTCTGAACGCGATCGGTAAGTTCAAACAGGAAGGTTTCGATACCGCGGTGCAGAACAGTTTAAGCCAGCTTACGCAGCAGCGCGCCGGCGACGCCGCTTTGCAAATGGGCGCAGGCGATTTCCTGCGCGGCCTGGACACGTCAACGCGCCAAGCCCCGGTCGACGCTATGCGGTCGTTCGGCGAACTTCTGGGCGTCTTGCCGACGTCGGGCGGTTCCGAAGGCAATTCGTCGTCCAAATCGTCTAGCAGCAACGGAATCGGCAGCAACATTGCCGGTATTGCGTCTGTCTTTTCCGATATCCGGCTTAAAGAAAACGTTCAGCACGTCGGCGAACGCGACGGCTTCCCGCTGTATTCGTTTAATTATATCGGTCAACCCGATACGACGTATATCGGCGTTATGGCGCAGGACGTGGCCGAAATTCAACCCGACGCCGTGGAAAATATCGACGGCTTCCTTGCCGTGGACTACGGTAAACTTGGTTTTGAATTGGAGGTTGCGTAATGGCTGGTGTTATGGACGTTCTGCAAAATATGGGCGGCGCGCAACCTGTTGGCGTACCGCAGGGGTATCAAGATCCAGTTCAAGGCATGAACTTTCTGGAAAAACTAGGACTTGGCCTTGGTGGTATCGACGCGGTAAACGCGCACCGCACGGCGGGTCTGAAAGTGCAGGAAACACAACGCGAAGGGCAGAAAATGGACGCCCTGCGCCAACTTGCAGAAAAAATGAAACGCGGCGAAATCGACCAGCAGCAAGGGCTTATGGAATACGCTGGTATTACTGGCGACTATTCCGGTTTGTTTGGCGTCGGCGCGCGCGCACCGGCAGCGATTCAGGAATGGCAAACGTTCAATTCCATGTCGCCCGAAGACCAGCAGCGTTACCTTCAAATGAAGCGCGCGAACCAAATGTTCGACCGCGGGGGTTCGCAGGTCATTATCGGCCCTGACGGTCAGCCGATTAACGAAATCGGCAAAACCTTACCGCCGCAGTCGCAACCGGCGAATATCGCCGCGGCTGAACAGGCCAAAGTCGAAGGCCAAGTGCAGGGCGAAAAGAACACCGATATCGGTAAGTTGGAATCGCAAGCGCAGAACATGCTTTACACGATCGACCAGCTTTTCAACCCCGAAACCAGCGAATTGCAACCCGGCGTCGATTCTATCGTCGGCGGTATTGGTGGTCTGCAAGGGCGGCAGTCGGCGGTCTTTCCGGTCACGGAAAACCAACGCAAATACCAGCCTTTTATCGACCAGATCAAAGGGCAGTCGTTCCTTGAAGCGTATCAAAGCCTTAAAGGTGGTGGCCAGATTACCGAAGTGGAAGGCAAAAAGGCTGAACAGGCGATCGCGCGTCTTAATCAGGCGCAGGACGAAAAGGACTTCGCCGCCGCATTGCGCGATCTGCGCGAAGTCGTAAATAGCGGCCTTGAACGCGCCCGTTCCGGCGTGACGCCTAAAGCTATTTCCGCAAATCCGGTCGCGCCCGTAGCCGCGCCGGTGGCGGCACCTGTCAGTACCGCGCCGACGCGCGTCAAGTTTGGAGATTTGAAATAAATGGACTTCGGGGATCCGTATTTTAACCGCGTGGCCATGCTGGAAAGCGGGGGGCGTCTTGACGCGCGCAATCCGCGCAGTTCGGCGACCGGCCCGTTCCAGTTCATTTCGTCCACGGCAAAAGCCTACGGCCTGAATGACCCGACGGATCCCAACCAAGCTTTGCGCGCCATGCAGGCGTTCACCGATGACAATCGCAACGCCCTTCGGCAAAAACTGGGCCGCGAACCTACCCCCGGCGAACTGTACCTGGCGCACCAGCAAGGCGCAGGCGGCGCGACAGCCCTTTTATCGAACCCGCAGGCACGCGCCGTCGATATTGTTGGCCCCGACGCTATCACGCTGAACGGCGGTCGTCCTGACATGACCGCTGGCGAATTTGCAAATAAATGGGTTTCAAAGTTTGAGAATAACGGGCAGGATTTCCAAATGGCGAACAACCTTATGGAAGTGGAACTGCCCGACGGTACGATTTTGGAAGGCGTCCCCGCCGGGATCAGCCGCGCCGAATTGCTTGACCGCCTGAAACGTAACGGTATGGACACGTCGGGCCTTGAAACACCCCAGGCGGCGACGATACCCGAAGCGGTGCAGGCCGAAGCCCCGAAGCTTAAAGACGCTACGCAGGCCGACGAAATGGCGCAGCAGAAAAAGCCATTCCGCCCCGGTATCCCGAAAGACGATTATTCAACCCCCGGCAATGCGGCGTTATCCGCCCTGCGCCGTTTGGGTTCGGCTGCGCGCACCGGCATTCAAGGCGCGACCTTCGGACTGGGTGACGAAATACAAGCGGGGGTTTCTACACTTCCGGCGTGGGCTTTGTTAAATTTGGCTGGACAGGATATCAGTATTCCCGAAACCTACAACAAAGCCTTGGATTTTTCGCGTGACGAACTCGAACAAATGCGATCGGACTTTCCGATACAGTCCCTTGCGACGGAAATCGGCGGCGGTGTGCTTACCGGTGGGGCCGTTCGGTCGGCTGCTGAAAAGGCTGCGCCTGGCGCAATGTCCGCGTTGTCGCGCTACGCAGCGTCGAATCCAGTCAAAAGCGGTGCTGCAACTGCTGCTGGTGCAGGGGGTATATACGGTTTCAACGAAGGCGAGGACGGGTTCGGCGAACGGGCTGAAAACGCCGCTATATCCGGGGCTTTTGCCGTGCCTTTTGGCGCAGGGGGCGGCTATCTGGCTGGCAAAATTGGTAGCCGCGGGGCTTCTTTAGCCGACGACGTGGCGGACGATCTGAACGATATTGTTCCGACGGGTTTTGTAAAAGACGCAGGGCAAAAGTCCAAAACGTCCGCTTTGGCACGTCTTACTACGGATCAGCAGGCGCGCAGCGCGGCTTTGGAACAGGCTGGTATTCCGCGTAGCCAGCAGACCGCGGCCATGATTACCCGCGACCCGAAACAGTGGCAATTTGAACAGAATACGCGCGGCGTATCCGGTGTCGGCGACGAACTGCGTAATCGCTATGTTCAGGCAAATCAGGCCATTAGGGAATCGCTGAATAAGATAGGCGTCAAACTTGGCGGCAAAGCAACAACCCCGTACGAAGCCGGCGAAAGCGTTACCGAAGCGGTCATTAAGAAAAGCCGCGAAATGCAGGACGACGTCGGCAAACTGTACGGCAAAATCCGCGAATCGGTCGGCGATAATGTCGGGCTTCAACCCGGTAAAATATTAGGCGCGTTGGACGAAGCCAGCGACAACGCTTACGCCGATAACGTTGTGAATTCCATGTTGCGTAAAATGAAACGATACGGCGTTGTGGATAAAGACGGCGCACCGGTTCAGGGGGCGTCCCTTTCCGTTAAAAATGCCGAAGAACTGCGTAAATTCGCTAATTCGCTGCGTGGGGATAAGCAGACGGACGGTATTGTGAAAAACATTATCGACGCGCTGGACGACGACGTGATCGAAACCGCTGGCGACGACGCTTTCAAGGCAGCGCGCGACGCAGCCAGGGCGCGTTTTGCCGAATTCGAAACCAAAATCCTGAAAGGTATCGACGAAGGCCGTCTGGTTTCCGATGATATTCTGAACAAGACGGTTTTCGGTGGCAAGGTCAAGGATCTGCAAAAACTGCGCGAAAGCCTGACCAGCGGCACCGAAGAACAAGCGGCGCGCGGGGCGCAGGCGTGGGGCGACTTGAAACTGCAAACCCTGCAAAAAGTTATCGACGATTCAACCAGCGCAGGGGGTAAACTGCAAGGTTCGGCGTTCACCCGGCAATTGGACAAAATCGGCAAAGAACGGCTGGAAACGGTGTTCGATCCCGAAGAACTGCTGCGAATAANCCGCACGATCCAAAAAGCCCTTGAATACACAACGGTCGAAGTACCGGAAAGTGTCGTAAACTACTCTGGCACCGGTGCGGCGAACGTCAATAACGCCTTGGCCGGTATCCTGCAACGAAGCAAACTTGGCGAATTCATGGAAAAAGGTTCCGAAGCCGCCGGACAAATTCCTGTCTTGGGTACGGTTGCGTCCCCGGTATTCCGCGCGGTGCAGGGTGGCGGACGCCTGCTGCAAGACGCGGCCCGTCGTAAATCGGTGCAAAACAGCTTGAACCCTGAAAGCGCGCTGCGCCGACTGGCTGACCCGTCTTTGGTGGGCGCGTCGGGCCTATCCGGTGGCGTTATGGGGAACTTCCAAAATCTGCCTGACAACCGGCAGTAAAACCAGTATTATTTTTGTGAAAGGATAAAACCATGTCGAAACACACAGCCCAGATTGACGATAACGAAAGCGTTCTGATTACGTCCGTATCCCGCGGTACTGAAATGGACGCCTACGAAATCACGGTTTTCGTAACCGGCGGCTTTGGCGGCGGTACCACCACGATTCAAGCCAGCCCTGACGGCGGCACAACGAAAGTTACGCTCAAAGACGTGGCTGGAAACGTTGTTTCGATTACCGAAGACGACGTCTATAATATCCGCTTGGGCTACGCCGGGAAACTGGGCGAAGAAATCGAAATTTACGCGACGATGGCGGGTGCGACCGCCCCGGCGGTAAATATCGCTGCGTTTGATAACAGGTAGGGAATGTNNAAACTTCGTCGACCGATACGGGGATCCGCTGACCGAAGACATTGAACGCCCGATCGACGGCGGGGTCAATCCTTTACCGCCGAACCAGTATTTTACCGACGACGCAGCCAACGATCCGTACTTCGTTGACGACGACAAAAACAACAACTTCGTGGTAGTTGACCCATGACCGATAAGACCCTACCGACACTAAACGCCACGTCCGCAATTGCGGACAATACGCTTTTTCTGGTGCGCCGGAACGGCCAAATATCCGACGAAAAGACGACTGGCGCGGATCTTAAAACCTACTTCGGTACAGGGCTGGCCCTTTCCGGCGGTACAGTTAACAATTCGGTTATAGGCGGCGTGACGCCGGCGGCGGGTACGTTCACAACGCTGGCCGCGAATACGTTGGATACCGGGCAGGGCGCAAACGAACTTTACGCCATGAACCAGAACGTCCGCACGTCGGACAGTGTTACGTTCAACAGCCTGGGGCTTACTACGGCTCTTTCGATTGGCAACGGCGGTACGGGGGCCACAACGGCGTCCGCAGCGCGCACGGCGTTGGGCCTTGGTACGGCAGCGGTGCAGGCCGATACGTATTTCCTGCAAACCGCGAACAATCTGTCCGATCTGGCCAACGCCGGGACGGCGCGCACGAATTTGGGCCTTGGTTCGCTGGCCACGCTTTCAACGATCAATAATAGCAACTGGTCTGGTACGGCTTTGGCCGTGACGAACGGTGGAACCGGCGCGTCTGACGCTTCGGGTGCGCGCACCAATTTGGGGCTTGTGATCGGTACCGACGTTCAAGCCTACAACGCAAATCTGGCCGCTTTCGCTGGTCTTTCGCTGGTGGCGGATCGTCTGCCTTACGCAGACGGTATAGGTACGTTGGCTTTGGCGACTTTCACCAGTTTTGCCCGTACTCTTTTGGACGACGCAACAGCGTCGGACGCGCGCACGACTTTGGGCCTTGGCACAATCGCCACGCAGGCGGCGTCGAACGTCACGATTACCGGCGGGGCGATTACCGGTATTACCGATCTGGCGGTCGCCGACGGCGGCACCGGGGCGTCGACCGCAGGGGGCGCACGTACGAATCTGGGACTTGGCACAATCGCCACGCAGGACGCGAACAACGTGTCGATTTCGGGCGGCGCGATTACCGGTATTACCGATCTGGCCATAGCTGACGGCGGTACCGGGGCGTCAACCGCTTCGGCAGCGTTCGGCAACCTAAAACAGGACGCAACAACCGCGGCGACCGGGGTTGTACGCATGGCGGATCAAGCGGCTATGGGAGCCCTTACGACGGGCCGCGCTGTAACGGCGGACGTTGTGCATTTTAACCCTCACGTCCCTAAAGCGTGGGCGCGTTGGGACGGCACCGGTACGCCGGCGTTGTCCGCGAACAGAAACGTTTCGTCCATTACCGATAACGGTGTAGGCGACGTACACCCTTAATCTCGGTATCACGCTGGCTACGCAGGGCGCGGCTTTGGCCACCTGTACCAACGCAAACCGTACCGAAGCGTTCACCGCAAACGTCACCGCCTTGACCAGCACGTCCGTTCGTGTTCAGATTCAAAAATACTACGGCAGGGGCGCAGGACTTGGCCCTTCTTAGCATGGCGATCTGGGGGGATATCTAATATGGCCGACAAATTCTACAGACTAGATCGTGTTGACGGCGGCGTATCTATCATGCGCTTGCCCGAAGGCCATACCGCTGACGATTTGCAGGAACATATCGTTTCTTGGGAAGCGACGGGCTTCGTTCTTAAAAAATGCACCGAAGTTTCGGAAGAAGAAGCCGGTCGCGTTAAAACCAAACGAAACGCCGCCGACTGGCGCAATAACCGTCTAAACGCCTACCCGAACATGGGCGACCAGTTGGACGCGATCCTGAAAGGTTTTAATCAGCTTCGCCTTGAAGGACAAAATCTGCCGGCGGATCTGGACGGTGTAGTCAACGAATGGCTGGCCGTTAAGAAAAAGTTCCCCAAACCGGACGACGAAGGGCTGGTATAAAATGCCGATCCAGTCACCGGCAAAAGCACCGGCAAAAGGCCAAGGCGAAAAGCCCGTCGAACCCAACGTCCCCCAGGAACAGCCATGACCTTTTTTCTGATTCTTGCCGCTTTGCATGTTGTCTTTTTGGGCGCAATTTATGGACGGCTGGACGGGGGCGGCATTGCGTCGGTCAACGAATGGGTTGAACGCACCCTGATTATGTTCTTTTTCGTGCTGGCCTGCGCGCCGTTTGCCGATTACTGGGCGGTGCTGGCCTATATCGGCGTTGCGGGTATTGCCACCGGCCACGGTCTTTACTGGCTTTCGCGCACGGTAAAGTACACGACGCCGGAACGTCTGGACTTTTTTCTGCGTCCATTCTTCGGTGCGGATCCCCGTACGAATATCGCGCTTAAAAACGCCCCGGTTGCTGACGTTCAGGCCGCTATGCAGACGTATGGTCTGAAAAAGCTGTACTGGCGGTGCGCGGCTGGAATGTTCGTTACGGGAACGCTGGTAGGGTTGCCGGCGTTGGTTTTAGCGTTAGTTTATGGTGAATGGATCGCCGCCGTCTGTTTTGCGGCTACTGGTATCGTCAAGGCTTTGGCGTACATGACCGGTTACGCCATTTTCGGCCCTACCACGCGCGAAACGGAATTCGCTGAATACGCCAACGGCGCAGCGCGGAACGCCCTTTGTTTAACTGCTATATACGCTACGATAAATGCGCTATTATAAGCGTAAAAACGTATATAAAACAGGGGTTTTCGATTGGCCGACGGTCTTACGGATGAAGAAAGGATCCTAGCATGGAAAGCCGCTTGGCACCCGTCCTTCGACGGAGTGGCTATTGTGAACCCGGACTTCACTTTTCGGTCTGTAAACCCGCAGTTCTGCAAGCTGTTGGGGGTTACGCCGGCAGAATTGATTCGTCACAAATTTCAGGACGTCACGCCGCCATCTATCCGCAAGCTGGATTTGGAAAACGCGGAACTGGTAAAGAAGGGCTTGATCGACTTCTATATTTTGCCGAAAAAGTTTCAATTTTCGTCCGGTCACGAATCGGACGTCGTCGTGTTAGTGACGCGCGCGCCGCCGTCGGGCAGCGGGGACTTTCGATTCTTTGTGTTGCGGATTATGCTGGACGAAAAGGGCGATTTGCTGAAAGCCCACGAACGCGAAGAATCCGCTTCGGTTTTAGAATACCCGTATGCGACGGAAAAGGTCGTGGATTTTCTAATCAAATATGGTAAGATTTTTGCAGCGATCGGGGTTATCCTGGGCGCAATGCTTCTTTCCATGTTTGGCGTCATAGGGGGTTAAGTGGTCAAATTTTCCGACGATCTGGACGTTCTTAGCCGCACCCTTTACGGCGAATCTGACCCCAACAACCTGAAAGACGCCGAAGCGATTGCGTCCGTTATCGTGAACCGCAAAAAACTTCGGAACTGGCCAAATTCGATTGCGCGCGTATGCCTGCAACCATGGCAATTTTCATGTTGGAACCAGAACGACCCCATGCGCGAACGTATTATCGGCGTGACGACAAACGACGCCTGGTTCCGCGAATGTATCGACATAGCGCAGCGCGCCGTAATCGACGATCTGGCAGATCCGACGCACCGGTCGACGCACTATTATGCGACGTATATCGCAAAACCGAAATGGGCTAAAAGCAAAAAACCTGTATACGCGGTAACGCACCGTAAAGGTAGCCAACACCTGTTTTTCAACAATATCGACACCCCGCCGCCGCAGACGCCGCGCGAAGCCCTTGACCAGCAGCGGCCCCTTTCGTCCACCGGTACGGTCAAAGCCGCCGCAGCGGGTGGCGTAGCCAGCGCAGGCGTCGCTGGCGCGATCGCTGAACAAGCCGATCAGTTGACGCCGGCGGTAGGACTTATCGGTACCATAGCGACGTGGGGGCCGTGGGCGATTGTCGCCGTCCTTCTGGTGGCTATCGGTATCATGCTTTGGCGTCGTTATGACGACCGCCGGCAGGGGCTTCGATAATGCCGCCGCTAGCGCAGATTAAAATTGCACTGTACGTCGCCGCTTTTGTCGGCGTTGTGGGCCTTGTCGCTGGCCTGCGCTGGCATTGGATCGAAGTCGGAAAATCGCGGTGCGAAAACGCCGTGGCAGTAAAAACGCAAGAAAAGGTCGTTGAAAATGAAAAGAAACTTCGCCCGGTTCGGTCTTATCGTCCTAGCGTCGGGCGTGTTGCTGACCGCATGCGCGCCCGTACTTTCTGATAGTACCGCCGAAATAAATCGGGCGAACTATCCGATCGTAAAGCAATACGACGATAAAACGCTGGATTCAGCCGCCGCGGAACTGGACGGCGGGTCTTGCCCTGTTCTGGCCGATATGGTCGTCGATTACGGGCAAATGCGTGACGAAACGCGCGTTCTTTTGGGGGAAAAAGTCAATGTCGAACGCTGATCGCCGTGTTTTACCGGCGAGCCTTCGCGTTCACCGGCTTAGACAACGTTTTGCAGCGTCAAACCAGATCCGCATCGTCGTCAAGCGTGACACGCAGTTTTTTAAGTTCCGCGCACAAGCCTTGCATAGCTTCGTCCGCCGTTTTACCGAAGGCAATCGCCCTAGTGTATAACGCGCCGTTGTGGCCCATTTGCACGTTATCACCCAACGCTATCGCCCACCAGCACCGGTAGTCTTCCCCCAGGCTGAATTTGAAGCCGAAGGAATGCGTAAGGGCGATCGTGTCGGCCAGCGGTTTCATACCAGATCCGCGCCTTCGTCCTGTTCGATCGCGGCCACCGCAGGCGGCACGATGCAAACCACTTCGGCGCGGTGCAGCGCGCGGCAAAAATATTCGATTGCCGATTCGAACGTGGCATGACCCGACGCCGCCCAGTCGCGCGCGGCGTCTTCCATGAATTTTTTACTTAACATTTTGTTCAACATGGTATTTTCCTTTCAGTCGAAATCGTCTTGAACGTCATTTTCGCAGCAACAGGGGCAAGTGTGCGTCCATTCGCCCCGGTCTTTTGATACGCGCCAACCGGCGCGTTTAGCCACGTCGACGGCAGCTTGAAAGCCGTCTTCGCGGTCTTTGTCAGTATCCAGCGTTTCCGAACAGGAATCGCAGGATACGACGAACGTAAGGCCGTAAAAGTCGATCGACATTACGCAAGCCCCTGAACCAGTTGGCGGTCGCGCAGGGCCAGAAAGATATCGCGGCAGGCGCGCGTATCGACCATAGCGTCGTGCGCGTCTTCGCCAATTTCACGGCCACATAAAACCGGCAACGCTTCGGCCAGCTTCGGCCATTTGTAGCCGGAACCACGCGCCTTCGGTAGTTTGCAAAGTTCGGTCGTTGCCTGCATTGTGCAAAACCGTTCCTGCGTCGGCATGACGAACCCGCCGTGCGCGCTGGCTTCGATCGTAAGCATTTTCCAATCGAAGTCGATATTATGGGCGACCAGCAGCTTCGCGCTTGTGGCTAGTTCCGAAAAAAGCAGGAACACCGCTTTTGAATCAAGGCCGTATTGCTGGCAGCGGTCGTCCGTAATGCCGTGGACTTTTTGCGCGCCTTCGCCAATCGTCCAGCCATCCGGGCGCACCAGTGTTGAAATTTCGGCCAGCGACCGCCCGTTTTCGTCGGTCAGCAGCATGGCGATCTGACAGACGCGGCCCTGTTTCGGGTCACGCGGGTCGATTCCAGGGTTCGGAAACCCCGTCGTTTCGGTATCAAAAAAGAGGTACATTTCCATTTTCCTTTCGTGCTTTCATGGCTTCCATAAGAAGTTGTTGAATCGACGCCTTGGTTTTAAGACGTTGATAAACGGTATGTTCGACGGTGCCGCGCGCCATTATGTAGTACACAAAAACGGGGCGTTTGTGGCCGGCCTGAAACTGCCGAACGGGGCCGATTCGTTCGATAATCTGATCGTGGTTTTCAAGGTTCCAGTCGATAGAAAAGAAACACAGGATATTCCCGCCGTCCTGCAAGTTCAGGCCGTGGCCTGCGCTGGCCGGGTGCGCCAACAGCATCGGTATTTTACCGGTGTTCCAGTCCCGTATCGTTTGGGGGTTTTTATCCAGGACACGCGCTTTCGGAAAATGTTTACGCAGCCGTTCAAGGTCGCTTTTGAAGTGATAGGCGACCAGCACCGGCATACCGGCGGCTTCTTCGATAACGTCTTCCAGCGCGCGTAATTTGACGTCGTGAACCTGTTTCCAAGCGGTGCTGTTTTCGTCTATATAAGCTGCGCCGTTGGCCAGTTGCAGGCATTTCAGCGTCCGCGCCGCAGCGTTGACCGCTTCGATCGTATCCAACCCTATTTCGTCCAGTTCGGCGAACATGGTCTTTTCCATGTCGTCGTACATACGGCGCGCGTCGCGCGGCAGATCCACGTCGATAATGGCTTCGATCGGCTTGTCGATATCGAAGTAATCGGCGGCGTTCAGGGACAGGCAAAGGTCTTTCAACCGTTCTTCGATTTCACGCTGCGCGTGGGGCAGCGGGTCGACCGAATAGCCGTCGAAGGATTTTTGGAACCAGCGTTGCGTAAAGGCGGAAAACGACCGGCCAAGGCGTTCGCCGCCGTCAAGAAACCATGTCTGGCCCCAAAGGTCGGCCAGCCCGTTCGGTGCCGGGGTGCCGGTAAGGTTGACGAACCGTTTTGATTTGAACGCCACGCGGCCCAGTTCCGCCGCGCGTTTGGCCCCTTGGCGCAGGCGGAAACCCTTTAATTTTGTGCTTTCGTCGGCGATAATCGCGTCAAACGGCCAGCCGCCGCGTTTCATAACGTAATCGACCAGCCAAGGGATATTTTCGTAATTCAACGTATAGATTTCGCCTGAACGGTTCAGGGCTGCGCGGCGGTCGCTTTCCGAACCGACAATCGACTGGACTTTCAAATGCTGGATATGCCGCCATTTTTTGATTTCGTCCGGCCACGTCGTTTGCGCGACGCGCAAGGGTGCCAGCACTAGGATAGGCCGCTGGATATCGCCGGACAAACGCAGGCCGTCGATCGCGGTCAACGTGCCGGCAGTCTTGCCAAGGCCCATTCCCGCCCATACGCCGCAGCGCGGCACGTCGATAATGTGGCGTAGCATGGTATCCTGATATTCGCGGGGTACGAATTCGCGGGTCATTCGTGGCCCCGCGTCTTGACGTAACGTAGGAATTTGTCGACGTCTTCGAGCGTGTCGATTTTCCAGACACGCACCCCCCGGCAACGCATACGGTCGTGTTCCCGTTGCTGGTGCGGTTCCAGCGGTTTACCGGGGGCTTTGCATTCGACGAAGTGCGCGCCGCGCAGAAAGACCACGTCGTCGGGCGCGCCGCGGCGTCCGATCCAGCGCGCTTTACGGATTTCGCCGCCTTCGGCTTTGACCCGTTCGCGCAAATAGTCTTCGACGTGGCTTTCGCGCATTTAGTCGGCCAGTCCGTTCGTGTCGGAATGATTCCGCAGCATTTCGTTAAGTTTTTCATGCAGGCCTGTATTCGCACCTTCAAGGGCCGATTTTTCGCCTTCCAGCGTTTTAATACGGCCTTCCAGATAAAGCGTATGCGCGGGTTTTCCGTAGCCGCGCAGCAGCAGATCCAGCTTCCAGGCTTCAATATTCAGGATCGTATTTTGCCCTTTCGTGCCGGTCGCAATGGCCTTTTCCATTGCGGTGCGCGTGTCGGTAATGTCCTGCCCTGTTAAATAAGTCTTTTCCATAGTTTACTTCCTTTCTCTAAAGTCAAAAGTTATAATTGCACTGGGGAAGGGGGCGGCGTATTTGGCGTTGCCGAAGGTCACGCGACCGCGCAAAAATTCGACCCCCCCCTGCATAGCGTATTCATGCCACCAAATCGTATCAGTGCGCGCCGGAACAAGACAGACGACAACCGCCCCGGCAAGCGCGCTTTCGTACGCCTTTTTCATCCAACGGCGCATTGTGCGCCCGTAGGGCGGGTTCATCCAGCAACGGCCCGTCCATTGTTGTTTCAGGGCGTCGTCTTCTTTCGTAAAGAACCGCGCGCATTTAGCGTTTTCCGGTGTCGCGCAGACGTCCAGATCGAAGCCGTAAAGAACGTCGTAATGGTCGAACAGATATTGCGGCGTCGCCCACTCGACACTTTCCGACGAAAAATGAACATTCTTTTTCGGCATGGCTTAATCTTTCCGGTAACGGTGGGCTTCAAAACCACCAGCGGCCAGCGGTATATCGCTGCACCATTCAGGCGGCGTGGCCAGGCGGCGGCTAAGATCGTCCGCGCTGTAAACACCGTTTTCAGGGGCTTCGGTAATCAGTTCGTCGTGGACAGTCAGCAGGATATCGTAACCGGCGGCTTCGATTTCAGGCATGGCCCAAGCCATGACGTCGCGCGCGCTGGACTGGCATATATTTTACCAGAAGTTTACCGCCGTAGGTTTTCAACCGTCGACCATTTGTCGGGTTGTACTGGTGGACGCCCATGTAAGTAATCTGACCTTTTTCGTCGATACGGGGCGTACGGGTAGCAAAGGCAAGCCCCCGACGGTCAGAATGCAGCGCAGCCACGCGCCTTTGCGAACGAACGATACGCGGCGCACGTCGAAGACCCGTTCGGGTGTGTTTATGGCTGCGCGCGCGCCGACTTCCAGATCGCCCCAAAGGGATGATATGCCGGGGTGGGCTTCGCGCCACAACCGTTTAAGACCTTCCATTGCCATAAACGTTTTCGGTTCAAGGCCAAACGTCGACCGGCGCGATTTTTTCGCCCAGTCGTAAAACTGCTGCGCTTCTTCCTGAATACGCCGCGGCATTTTCGGCCACGCTTCTTCGGCCAGGGCGTCCAGATCCAGCCCGTACACCAGCGCAAACGTGATAAACGCGCCCACGCCACCACCATATTGCAGGGCCAGTTCCATGACTTTACCGACTTGGCGTTCGCCCTTCGTGACCGTGGCGGGGTCGACGTGGAACGCTTTTGCATAAGCCAGCTTGTAAAGGTCGTAGCCGGTGCCGGTATCGAAGGCGCGGAAAGCGTCAAGTTTCCAGTCTTCTTCGGCGAACCACGCGCCTTTGCGCCCTTCGATGTTTGAAAGGTCGGAAATGTATAGCTTCTTACCGGGGCGCGGGACAATGCAGCCGCGGATCGCCGACGACGTCAGGCCCATGACGTTTTTCGGGTCTACAAGGTCGATTGCGTCGTTTTTCAAAGCGTCGATTGCGAAGTCGATTTCGTCCTGTTCGTGCGACGGGCGCGGCATGTTTTGGGGCTGGAACAGGCGACCGGCCCAACGGCGCGTCCGCGACGCCCCGCTATACTGCAACGTGCCGCGAAGGCAGTCGTCGGCGCATACGGAACGCAGCAGGGCGGCGTACTTGGACGTGGACGACGTCGAAGCGTCCAGGCGTATGGCCAACAGGATTTTAACCGCCCACGGCAGGCTAGGGTCTTCCAGCCGGCGTTCGATCGTCGACTTTTTCATGTCCGGCAGTTCGACGCCGTAATATTCGCAGATATGGAACAGCAACTTGTCGCGCTGCGTGGCTTTTTCCACGTCGCCGAAGGTCAATTCGTTGGTTTGCGCGGCCAAATCCTTTTGCCGCATTTTGATCGCGTCGATCGCCTTTTCGGCAAGCTGGACGTCAACCTTGAAGCCGCGGTCGTTAATAGCCTGATCCAGTTCCCAGAAAGACCGTTCGATACCCCGGTAATTCCACATTGGCATTTTCTTATGAATAACCCGCATGGCTTTGATATCGTTACCGGCATACGTAACGAACTGCGCCCATTCCGGTTTATGCGTAAGGCGGGTCGCGCGCCGGACTTTCCAGTTTTTCGGGGCAGGCTTGCAAAACAGGTTAATCAGGTTTTTGCCGGTCTTGTCCTTCGCTTCGTCGACCGGTACGCCCATAACGCTGCAAAGCGTCCCCAACGACCCCGGCAGGGCGTGCGTAAGGGCTTGAATCATGGTGTCGTGGATCTGTTCGACCGGAATGTCGATACCAAGCCCTTCGCGTATAACGGTGCGGTCGAACGAACTGTTATGGAATACCTTTGTAATAGCCGGATCCGTCAGGGCGTCCCGCACGTCGTCGGGCAGTTCTTCCCCTGCCGTAAAGTCGACGACGCGCACGGCGTCGTCGTCAAAAGCATAGGCAAACAGCATGACTTCAACGCCTTCGGCATAGCGATACTGCCCGTTTTTAATCGGGATTTCGCAATACGTTTCGGTGTCCGCATACAGGATTGTCATTTCGCGCCTTTACAGTCCTGATCGCGTTAAGCGGTAATACCGAAAAGGGCTTCGTCGGGTTTCTTGCCGAACTTTTTTT